GGCTAGAGTATGAACGCATCTTCCGAGGTCAATGGGCTTCTGAAGACAAGACCCGTGAGTCTGAGCGTAGCCGTATCGTCACCCCTGCCACCCAACAAGCCGTTGAGACTCGTCATGCCGAGATCATGGAAGCAATCTTTGGACAAGGCGAGTTCTTTGACATTGAAGACAATATCCAAGATGTGAACGGCAACCCCATTGATGTTGAGATGATTAAGGCTCAACTGATGGAAGACTTCAAGAAAGACAAGATTCGCAAATCCATTGACCAAATTGAGTTGATGGCTGAAATCTACGGCACAGGCATTGGCGAGATTATTGTCAAAACTGAGAAAGAATTTGTTCCTGCCACTCAGCCCATCCCCGGTCAGCCCGGACAAGCGGCAATTGGAGTCATGGAAAGAGACAGGATTGCAGTCAAGATCATGCCTGTCAACCCAAAGAACTTCCTCTTTGACCCCAATGGCACATCCATTGATGACTGCATGGGCGTGGCTATCGAGAAATATGTCTCAATCCACAAAATTGTGGCTGGTATTGAGAAGGGAATCTACCGCAAAGTAGACATCACACCTACTTATGAAGATACTGACCTTGAGCCTACCCAAGAGGTGAGTCAGTATCAGGATGAAAAGGTACTTTTGCTGACCTACTATGGCCTTGTGCCTCGTGAGTACCTCAATAACATGAAGGAAAACAAGGAAATCGTAGAGTTATTTCCTGAAAATTCAGCCGCTGAAGACTACACAGACATGGTTGAAGCCATTGTTGTGATTGCCAATGATGGTTTGTTGCTCAAGGCTGAAGAAAACCCTTACATGATGAAAGATCGCCCTGTTCTCAGCTATCAGGATGACACAGTTCCTAATCGTTTGTTGGGGCGTGGCACAGTGGAGAAGGCATTCAATATGCAAAAAGCCATTGATGCCCAGACTCGTAGCCACTTGGACTCACTTGCATTGACCACAAGTCCCATGATTGCGATGGATGCGACTCGTTTGCCTCGTGGTGCTAAGTTTGAGGTGAAGCCGGGCAAGGCAATCCTGACAAATGGTGCGCCAAGCGAGATTTTGTTCCCATTCAAGTTCGGTTCAACCGATGGAAACAACCTCCAAACGGCTCAAGCCTTTGAAAGAATGCTGTTGCAAGCCACTGGAACACTGGATTCTCAGGGAATGGTGAGTCAGGCGGCTCGTGATGGTGGTGGTGGCGGTATGTCTATGGCAGTAGCCTCTATCATCAAGAAATACAAGCGCACTTTGGTGAATTTCCAAGAAGATTTCTTGATTCCATTCATTAAAAAAGCGGCTTTTCGGTTCATGCAGTTTGACCCAGATCGTTACCCCTCTGTAGACATGAACTTCATCCCAACTGCCACCTTGGGAATCATTGCTCGTGAATATGAGCAACAGCAATTCATTGGTTTGTTGCAGACTTTGGGTGCTGAGACTCCTGTTTTGCCGATTATTCTCAAGGGAATCATTGGAAACAGCAGTTTGTCAAACCGCATGGAGTTGATTGCTAAATTAGATGAGATGATGCAACCCAATCCTGAAGCACAGCAGTTGGCACAGGCTCAACAACAGTTGGCTATTCAAGCGGCACAGGCTCAGATTGCTGTAAACACTACAGCGGCAGAGCAAAATCGTGCTGAAGCACAGAAATTGTTGGTTGAAGCGCAGTTGATGCCTCAAGAAGTACAAGCAAAAACAGCCAGTGCCTTGACCAAAAACTTGCCAAATCAGGATGATTTAGCTTCCAAAGAGTTCGACAAGAGAGTTAAGATTGCCGAATTGATGTTGAAAGAAGCTGACATCAAGAACAAGTCTAAGATTGTTGAACTGCAAATGGCAGAGAAAAACAACAAGATTTCAGGCATGGAAGAAGATTTCCTCAACCAATTGACCAAGCAGTTAAGTTCTGCTCAAACTGGTACTGAATAATGGATGTCGAAAAACTCGCCAAGGAGCTAATCCTTAAGAACATGACTCCTGAACAGCAAATGGCTGTTCTTGAAGGCATTAAATCTACTGTTGCCGAAGCCAAAGAGTTGCAAAAACGCAAGATTGGCGAGAATGTTGACTTAGTTGTCCAAGCACTCAAGAAAATTGAGGCAGACATTCGTTCTCGCTATGACGATGTTGGCAATGCCATTGAAAAGCGTGTTGCTTCTATCAAAGATGGTCGTGATGGTATCAACGGCAAAGATGGAAGGGATGGCAAAGATGGAAAAGCAGGTCGAGATGGCGCAAAGGGTGATAAGGGTGACGCTGGTAGAGATGGGCGTGATGGAGTGGATGGTGTTGATGGTGTTTCTGTTACCTCTGCTCGGATTGATTTTGATGGTAGCCTTATCATTGCATTGTCTTCTGGTGTTGAACTCAATGTTGGTGAAGTTGTTGCTCCTGATCTTGCAGAACGCATCAAAGTCATTACTAATGGTGGCGGCACTTCTCAGTCTGTACTTGATACTCTAGTTTCACTTCAGACTCAAATTGATAACCTGATTCCTAGCCAGACAGGAAACTCAGGAAAGTTCTTAACTACCAATGGTACTGCCCTTTCATGGGCATCTGTTGCTGGTGGATTGAGTTATCAAGGTACTTGGAACGCATCTACCAATACCCCAACACTTGCGAGTAGCACTGGCACAAATGGCTATTACTACATTGTTGCTACTGCTGGTTCTACTAACTTAAACGGCATTACTGATTGGCAAGCAGGAGATTGGCTAATTTTTAATGGTTCAACTTGGCAAAAAATTGACCAAAGTTGGGCTACTGCTGGTGCTAACGATAATATTACATCAATGACTGGAATCACAGGTGGAATTTCGTCACCTGACTTCATCCAGTTTGATACTGGCGCATCAGTTACTAATGCTGTTGGCAAGTTGTATTGGGATGATACTCAAAAAACATTGAGTGTAGGTCTAACTACAAACATAGCCGCTGATGTTGGTCAGACTTTATATGCCTATGTGACCAATGCTGAATCTACAACGATCACCAAGGGTCAACCTGTCTATATGTATTCGGCTCAAGGTGATCGTGTATCGGTCAAATTGGCTTCTAATTCAGGTGACTCAACTTCTGCAAAAACACTTGGTCTTTGTGCTGAAGATATCGCTTCTGGACAAACTGGTATGGTTCTTTGCCAAGGTGTTCAAGATGGGTTGAACCTTGGAGCGTATACGGCAGGAGATACTTTGTATCTTGGCGCAACAGCGGGAACATTGACTGCAACCAAACCATACGCACCTAACCACCTTGTTTATATTGGCGTGGTTGAAAGAGCAAATAGTGGCAATGGTCGTTTGTATGTTCGTGTGCAAAATGGCTATGAACTTGATGAATTGCACAATGTCTCTGCTCAAAATCCTACAAATGGTCAGACTCTGATTTATAACGAATCCACATCATTGTGGGAAAAACACACACTGACTGCTGGAACTGGTATTGGTGTCAGCAATGGTGCTGGTTCTATCACTGTCAGCAATTCTGGAGTGACTTCAGCAGTTGCTGGCACTGGAATCTCTGTCTCAGGTGCTACTGGTGCGGTGACTATTACCAATTCATCACCAGATCAGACTGTTGCATTAACTGCTGGCACAGGAATCAGCACAAGTGGAACTTATCCTAATTTCACAATCACAAATTCTGCTCCTGACCAAACAGTTGCACTAACTGGTGCTGGTACAACAAGCATTACTGGTACTTACCCTAACTTCACCATCACTTCCAATGATGCTTATTCTGGTACTGTGACATCAATCACTGCTGGAACAGGGTTAACTGGTGGAACGATTACGACAAGTGGCACTGTTGCATTGGCAACAAGTGGAGTGACAGCGGCAAGCTACACAGCGGCAAACATTACTGTTGATGCTTATGGTCGGATTACTTCTGCATCAAATGGAACTGCTGGCGCAAGTATCAGCAACGACACAAGTACCTCAACCAATGTCTATCCATTGTTTGCAAATTCTACAAGTGGAACACCAACAACTGTTTATACCAGTAATGCCAAACTCTTGTACAAGCCTAGCACTGGTGAATTGCAAGCAACTGCATTGGTTGCGACAAATGGAATTGTGGTTAATTCACAAACTGTTTCTGCTGATTACACTATTGCAAGTGGTAATAATGGAATGAGTGCTGGAACAGTCTCTGTTGCAACAGGTGTCACTGTCACAATTGCAACTGGTTCAGTTTGGACTGTTGTCTAGAGGATAAGAAATGTCACAAGTAGCCATATCAGGAAACGCAAGCGGTACTGG